ACAATCTCGAATGCAAGAAACATGGTAATTAAGTTTACTGGAACTTTAACTTCAGCTTCGACTGTAACTATTCCAGACTCCATTGAAAAATTTTACATTTTTGATTTATCAGCAGTAACAGGTGTTACTAACTTAACAGTTAAAACAGTTTCAGGAACTGGTTTTACAGCAGGAGAAGCTAAAATTGTTGCTGCTTACTCTGATGGAACTAATTTAAATGAAATTGCTTTAGACACTTTAGGTGGAACTATTGGAACTGCACAAATTGCAGATGACGCTGTGACTTATGCAAAAATGCAAGACACTTCAACTGCGAACAGAGTTTTAGGAGCAGTAAGTGCTGGAACTATTGGTGAGGTACAAGTTCAAACTGATATGATTGCTGATGATGCTGTTAGCGCAGCTAAATTAGCTGACACCTCTGTATCTGCAGGATCTTACACAACTGCAAATATAACTGTTGATGCACAAGGACGTTTAACAGCTGCATCAAGTGGAGCAGGTGGTGACGGAAATTTTATTCCAAAATTTTATGAATTAGGACCTAACTCAGGAAATATTACTACAAATCCAAACTCAAGTAACTGGATGGCATTCTTAATTGGAGGAGGAGGTGGCGCAGGATCTAATATGGCACCTGAACCACGATTTGGAGGTGCAGGTGGTATGGGAGGCATAGGTTTCTTTACAGCTGCAGCTTCTGGAGGTTCAACAATTGCTTATTCAATAGGAGCAGGAGGAAACTCTGGAACTCCTGGAGGTAACGGACAAGCAGGAAACGCTGGAGGTGCTACTACACTTGGTGGTGGCCCATTAGGAACTGCAAATGGCGGTGGCGGTGGAACTGAAGGAGGCCCACCTTTCAGTTCAAATAGATCACAAAGAGGAGCTCAAGGGACTGCGCCAGGCGCACCTATATCTTTTACAGGGAATTTTTTATTTTCTGGAGGTGGTGGTGTAGGCGGAGGTCAAAACCTTGAAGGAAATGGAACTACTGGAACTGTTACTGCAGGTCAAGCTGGTGCAATATTCTTTTATGATGATGGAGGTAGTTAATGGCTTACGTAATATCTAATGGTAATAATTTGATTGGTATAGCAGCAAACGATACTGATAAAAATGAATGTAATTTGACTTCTCCACCACATACTTTTCATTCAATTAGCGATGGAGATTTTGCAAAATTAAAAAGTAACACTGCAGTTGTGACTATAAATGGAAGCACTGTAACAATCACAGATCATTCTGATTATAATATTGAAGATGAAAACCAGTTATGGACTTATTTAAATCGAAATGTCAAATTAAAGTGTGAAGAGTTTTTAAAAGGTAATAATTCTAGTAAGGCTATACATTCAGACATACAAAATTATTTAAACTATATTGATAACACATTGCAAATGGCTAGCTTAACTTATCCTTTAAATTCTTCTTGGGAAAAATATTGTGAAGATAATTCAATAAGTTACGTTAATCCTTTACAAATATTATAAATTTAGTAAACATGGGTAATGTTTGAGAACATTATTAGCTTTCGTGCAAATGAAGCGTATATAGAACATAATCAAGATATTCTACCTATACCAGCAAAACTAAACATTCCTGAGTGGTATAAACAACTTCAACACACAATAAATAAAAAAACAATTAAAGGGTGCATGCCTTTTCTTGATTCTATTACAGCAGGTTATATTTTAAAATTACCTATAGATTACCAAGTAAAACACAATGTTATGCATGAAGGAGTTAGACAAACTGGAGCTGACTCTCCCCAAAGGTTTTTTACTGAATTAATGCAAAAAATTAATTTAAATTTTGGTGGTAACAAAGAATTTCACAATTCTTTACAACTTGAAGGCAGTCCTTTACTTAAAAAAAAATAGTAACATGGCTGTTCATAAAATATTAAATCCATGGATTATAAAAACTCCTCCTGGTTATTCTACTCTTTTTATACCTCCTCTCAATAATACTGACGATAGATTTGAAATAATAACGGGTATCGTGGATACAGATACATTTGAAAATGAAATAAATTTTCCAATTATATTTAATGGTGATAAATATGAGTCACTTGATACAGTTTTACCAAGAGGAACTCCTTATGTTCAATGCATACCATTTAAAAGAGATAGTTGGAAATTTGAAATAAAAAAACAAGATGAAAAGAAATATGAAAAATCTAAATTTTTTGAACATAAATTTATGTTAAATAATTATAAAAAAATATTTTGGCAAAAAAAATCATGGAAATAAAAGATTTACACAGTTACATCATTACTTTTGATAATGCGGTACCAAAAGATATTTTTAAAAACTTTCAAAAAATATGTGCTGAGTCAAAAAAATTTGATGATGCAAGAATTATTGGAAATACTGCATTTAAAAAAAGAGATGTAAAAGATAATGAATTTGATTTAGAGAAAAAAATAAGACTTACAAAAAAATGGGAACAAAAAAATATAGGTGTAGAAAGTTTGACAGATGTACATTGGGCAAATTTTTTACATTTTACTTTTACTCATTTTGTTAATGAATACTGTAAAGTATTTGATTTCAATGTACAAGCAAATGTAGTGGATATTCAAATTTTAAAATATGAAAAGGGTGGTCATTATATTTTTCATGTGGATTCTCATTCGATAGTACCAAGAATTTTTAGCTGCATTTTTTTAGTTAATGAAGATTACGAAGGTGGAGATTTACTTTTTAAATATCCTAACTCGGAAATAATAACAAAAATAGAAAAAAAAGAAAATAGAATGATTGTTTGGCCAAGTAATTTTTTATATCCACATTCTGTAGCAAAGGTAGAAAAAGGAACGAGATATTCGGTAGTAGCATGGGCATCATAGGAAAAGATTTTGATTATAAACTTATAAAAAATTTTTTATCGGAAGATGAAATTAATATATTATCTTGTTATTGTGAAATGCGCCACAGAACAAATTTAACTAATTTTGATCTTGATCAAAGTTGTGTAGGAGATACTTATTTTTATGGAGACCCTCTTATGGAATCTTTAATGTTAGTTAAGAAAAATTTAATGGAAAAGGAAACAGGAAAGAAACTTTTGCCTACTTATGCTTTCTGGCGTGCTTATACCAAACATGCGGTTTTAAAAAAACATAGCGATAGACCTTCCTGTGAAATAAGTGTAACAGTAAACATCGATAATGATGGAACTGATTGGCCTATATATATGGACGGCAAACCAGTAATTGCAAAAAGAGGAGATGCGGTTATTTATTTAGGTTGTAAATTAAAACATTGGAGAGAAGCATTTAATGGTGATTTTACATTTCAAACATTTCTTCATTATGTTGATGCAGAAGGTCCAAACAAAGGATATTATATGGACAACAGAATGTATTGGGGTATAGTAAAAAAATGATTATAAATGGTAAAAAAGATGGGTCAGGAGAAATTATCTTTACTGATAAAGAAATTGAAATATTGAATAAAAATAAAAAATTAGAATTGTCACCTAAATTTCTCAAACATTTTGCTAATTTATTTATGGCTCTATTTGTTAATATTCATCATAATTTTGACGAGAAAACAAAAAAAATTCTTTCTCACGAAGACCAAGATATACAAATAAAAAAAGAAACTGACGACCTTTAAGATGGTATTGTTTTATTGTATAATACCTTATGCCTTTAACAAACGTACAGATTAGACCAGGATTTAATAAACAAGTAACACAAACAGGAGCTGAAGGTCAGTGGACTGATGGTGATTTTGTTAGATTTAGATATGGATTACCTGAAAAAATTGGTGGTTGGGAACAAATTTTATTAAATACTGTTGTAGGAGCAGCTAGAGAACAATTCATTTGGGCGGACCTTGATGGAAGAAGATATGCTGCAATAGGCACTAACAAAGTTTTAGTTATTTATTATGAGGGTGCTTTCTACGATGTTACACCACTAGACACAGCTTTGACTGGATGCACCTTTGATACTGTAAATACCTCAGCAACAGTTACTGTAAACAAACCAGCGCATACTCTGGAGCCAGGAGATTTATTTACTTTTACTTCAGTAACACCTCCAAGTGGAGCTGGATATGTTGCTGCTGATTTTACGACCAACACATTTCAGGTAATTACTGTACCAGATAGTGACAGCTTTACAATAACCATGGCTAGCGCAGCAGGGACAACGGTCAACGGAAGTGGATCAGCAACTGTAAACCCTTATGTCAAACCTGGTACTTTGGGTTTTACTTATGGCTTTGGTTGGGGCACAGGTTTGTGGGGTGGAGGACAACAAGTTTTTGGTACTCTCAATGGCGCACTATTAGATGACACTGCGGGAACAGGAGGAGTAGGAACTTCTGTTACTCTATCATCAACCACTGGGTTTCCATCATCAGGAACTATAAAAGTAGGTGCTGAATTTATTTCATACACCGGAACCACTAGCACTGATCTAACAGGAATAACAAGAGCTGTAGCAGGAACCAGATCTGCTCATTCGTCTGGAGCAGGCGTTGAATATTACACGGCATGGGGCGAAGCATCGTTATCTCAAACTCTTACCATTGATCCTGCCTCTTGGTCATTAGACAATTTTGGTGAAAAATTAATTGCAACTGTAAAAAATGGTAGATCTTTTGAGTGGAACCCAATAAATTCAAATCCAAGTGCATTAACAACAAGAGCAACTGTTATTTCAAACGCACCTACTGCATCAGTAATGTCTCTTGTCTCAGATCGAGATAGACATTTAGTTATGCTTGGAACTGAAACGACTGTTGGAAGTCCGAGCACACAAGATAAAATGTTTATTAGATTTTCTGATCAAGAAAATATAAGTGATTATGCACCAACCTCTGTAAATACTGCAGGTACTTTTAGACTAGACTCAGGGACTAAAATAGTAGGAGCAACCAAAGGTAAAGATTATACTTTTATACTTACAGATAACGCTGCTTATGTTATGCAATTTGTTGGTCCACCATTTACTTTTTCTGTAAGGCAGGTTGGATCTAATTGTGGTGCTATTGGACAACATTCAATGAAGTTTGTTAATGGTGCAGTTTATTGGATGGGTGAATCAGGAGGTTTTTTTGTATATGACGGAACCGTAAAAGCTTTACCTTGTCCTGTAGAAGATTTTGTATTTACAACAAAAGGGGATAACTTAGGTGTTAATTATGAAAATGGTGAATCTGTTTATGTTGGATTAAATCATTTATATGAAGAAATAACTTGGTTTTATCCAAAATCAGGATCAGACTATATAGACAGATGTGTGACTTACAACTATCAAGATCAGACTTGGACCACTGGATCACTCGCTAGAACTACATGGGCGGATGCAAATTTATACGATGTGCCTTATGCTACTGAATTTGATTCTACAGCAGTTCCAACATTTCCTACAATACAGGGAGTAACAAATATTAATGGTGCCTTTACATATTATGCTCATGAGACTGGAGTTGATCAAGTAGATACTACAGGTGCAAAAACTGCAATACCAGCCTTTATACAATCAGGTGATTTTGATTTAGGAATTGAAGGTGATGGTCAAATATTTATGAGTATGAGAAGGTTTGTTCCAGACTTTAAAGTATTAACAGGAGATGCTCAAGTAACAATAAACTTAAGAGATTACCCCTCAACTGCAGCAGCGTCTTCTCCTTTAGGTCCATTTACAATAAACAGTTCTACTGATAAGGTAGATACACGTGCAAGATCAAGATTTGCAAGTTTAAAAATTGCAAATACCTCTACAGAACAAAGTTGGAGATATGGCACTTTTAGAGCTGATGTGCAGCCGGATGGTATGAGAGGATAGATATGGATGAAGAATTAATTCTAGCAAATAATAATGCTCAAGCAGCAGAGCCTAACACGGATTTAGGAATTGCAGCTATTAATCCTCTATTACCGCCAGGAGTAAATAGAATGGTTGAATTACCACCAGGCGTACAGAATGTAGGGTTTCAAGAACAACCAAGTGGTTTAAATGAAATTTTTGACTTTTATAAAATGTATTCGCCTACTGGTTTATTTTTACGTGGAATAGGTGGTCTATATAATTATTTACAAGGAACTGATTTTGCTAGAACTTCAAGTTTAGCTGATTACCTTGATGCGAGATCTTATGGTGGTGTTGATGCTAGAATAAGAGCAATTGATCAAAACATGAGAGAAGCAAGAGCAATTCA